ATAATACAAACCTTTTAACTTACCCCTCCATGCTTGGATGTGTACCTTATTAACATAAGACTTGTCACTTCCAGAAGGAAAGAATAGATTAACAGATTGACCTTGACATATAAACTCTTGTCGCTGGGATGCTTGTTCTACTACCCAGCTCTGGTCAAGCTCAAAGGCTGTCTTGAAGACGTCCTTCTCCCAATCAGATAGATAGTCAAGTTGCTGAACAGATCCTTCATGGTGTCCAATGTTTCTCCACTCACGATTCAACCAGTCTTTATCCTTCCCAAGTAATAGTCGGTGCTCTTCTAGTACAGCTTCAAGGTGCTTGTTCTTGATGAAGTGTGAACCCACTCTAGTCTTGTGCGTGTAAGCATTTGATTTGATAGGCTCAATAGATGCAGACGTACCAAGGATCATTCCAGAATTAGCATTGGGTGCGACAGCCATCAGGTGTGAGTTGCGTCTACCTGTACCCTTACCATCAGGATATTCTCCACGTGTCTTAGCTAGATCTTCTGTTGCTACCAGTGCTTGTGACTTAATGTTCTCGAACATCATTCTGTTTTGTCCGACAGCCATCGCAGATTCCCAAGGGATATTCTTTGATTGTAGGTACGAATGGAAACCCATTGCACCTAGGCCTAGGCTACGCTCCTGATATGCCGAGTGAGTAGCGTTAGCTAACTCCCTAGGGGCATTATCAATGAAGTTAGTGAGAACATTATCCAACATAGTAATAAGGTCGGCCACCATTGTCGTTCCTTTCCATTCATCATACGTCTCCAAGTTAAGTGACGAGAGGCAGCATACAGCCGTACGGTTCTCATCAGTTGGTAAGTGGATTTCATTACATAGATTACTTCCACGAATCTTTAGACCTTTATCTTTAAGAGCTTTCGGCAGATGTCTGTTAGCTTCATCAATGAAATTAAGGTAAGGCTCTCCAGTACGATAACGAACTTCGAGTATCCTTTCCCACAGATTCCTAGCATCGACTGAATCCCTAACGCTATCATCATGAGGATCGACGAGATCCCAGCTACCACCAGCAACAACGGAATCCATAAAATCATCAGTAATGTTGACAGCATTGTTAAGATTAAAACACTTACGGTTACTGTCGCCTCCCGTAGGTACCCGAATATTGAGGAACTCAATAATGTCTGGGTGAGACACGTCCAAATACGCTGCATAACTTCCTTTCCTTGTTTGTCCTTGTTTGTAAGCAGTCATCGCTGAGTCTGCTACTTTAATAAATGGTATTGGTGATGGTGCTTTGTCACTTACTGCACGAACATCCGACCAATGACCTCCAACCCCTCCACCCTTTACACTTAACCAAGCAAGCTCAGACTGATGGCTAATAAGACCGCCAAGAGTGTCAGGGACGTAGCTAAGAAAGCAACTAATAGGGAGTCCTCTGGGCTCATCCCCCAGTGTAGGGGCATTACTAAGCACAGGAGAGCTAAACATAAACCAATTATTAGATACCCCATCATACAACCTCTGTGCTAATTCTAAATCTCCACCGCAGTATGCAACACTAGCTCTAGCATATGCCTCTTGCGGATCCTTCTCAGTGCCCCTCAGGTAATAGCCTTTCAATAAATCTATCGCTTGCGGCGTCATACTCCGGCTCTTCTCTCTGTCTATCGTTATTCCTAGGTATTTTGCTTTCATTTTTGTTCATCCTTTTCTCTATTTCTTTTTCAATATACCATCTGGCCTTCCTTAGATCCTCAATTCCTCCATCGTTATGCTTTAAATCAACTCGCCATATATATTTAAGCGCGTTACCAAGGCAAAAACCCATGTGTTCTGTGAGGGTTATACATTCTATTCCAGATGGATGCTCTTTGTAGTGCTTAGGGTTTGTGGTGTCGTCCATGGTTAGTCCTTGACAAATACGCCGTCTTCTCCAAGGTGGCCTGTTCTGTCTTTGATTTCATTGTATGCTTGTTCAATACACATGTCCATGTTAACTCCATATGTTCTGCAAACACCCCTAAGTGTTACATAAATATCACCAATAGCGTCCATTACTTCTACCTTATCATCTTTATTAAGTGCATCAAGCAGCTCTGTTGTTTCTTCTAATGTTTTGATAGCTTGTCCCATTGGCTTGCCGTTCTTAGAGATACCCCTATCGTCAAACCAGTAGTCAATTAAATCATCTACATTTCTAGTCATTATTTTCCTCCGTTTATTTTTATTTCTATATCTTCTTCGCCATCTTCATTGACTATGATATCATACTTAAGTGTGCCAGCATGGTGCATACATATAGCATCAGCTATACCTTCACTGTACTGGTCTGTCCCGTGCTTCTTAAATGCCCTATAGATTCCATAAGCAATTGGAATCCAAAGTAAAAAGTATAGGTGTGATTCATCTAGGTACATCTCCAATCTCCTTTATGATTATATGTATAGATCCCTGCTCAGCATAGATCTTTCTTGAGGCTTGCTCTACTATTTGCCTGTCATCTATGAAGTAGTGTCCATTAAGAGAATCTAGTATTGCCTTTTCGTAATTATCTAGGTCAGCATTGTTATCGCAATACTTCCCTACCTTGGCAGCTTTCTTCTTCTTGGACCATGACTTTGGAATTGGCACAAAGAACGTCATATCGGCAGATATGAGATCCTCAAGTACCTTTGTGGGGCGATAACTAACCACCAACTCTTCCATTGTTTTTTTAAAGCCTTTGTATTTCTTTCCATAGTATGTACCCCACTGCGTGACACGAGGTCTCGAAGCAGGGACTGGATCTATACTAAAGCTTAGCTCATAGCTTGGGCTAGGCATGTTGTTTCTCCTCAGTTACCTTGAAGTAGTGCCTTGTTGAAGGTAAGTCCCTGTATTTCTCAAGGTCTATCCCATCAAGTTCGGGTACAAGTTTATAGTTTACCCTTCCTTTTACGCTTGATACTTTCATTTGAACACCTCCAGCTGTCATTGACTGACCTCCGGCCATTTCAATTAGAGACTCTTTAAGTGACGACTCTCTTTTCTTAAGCTCATTCAGTGCAATTGAAACTTCTTTCCATTCTCTTGCGGCATCAGCCCAAAGAACGTCAGAGTTTTCAATGACATCCGCTGTGGTGGCAAGAGGAGGTTGCTTGTTCCAATAATTATTCCAAGCGCTTTCGATGCTATCTTGTGCCTTCTTGTTTGGTTTGATTACCTTCATGAGTCCAGATGTATTGTTTACATCGTACACCCAGAAGTATAATCTTTCAGAGCCTGTCACTAGCATTTGCTGTTGGCATTGTAACCAGTATTGCTCAGGTATCCTGTCAGTGGTAGCCAACTCAACCCAAAGGTCAGAGGTGACACCTTTAAGAGGACATTTGATTTCAAGAACAGAGTTATCTTTCTCTCTCCATCCATCAAGTGAAGCTCCAATATTTAATGATTCATTCAGCACGACAACAGGTTCCCATGTGGCGCCCATATCATCTTCAAACATTTGTCTTGCTTCATCTTCATATTTGTTGCCATGATTCATAGCAAAGTTTGTCTTGATGATTGTCTCACCAGTCTTTACTTTATATAAAGAGAGTGGTGTCTTTGGTTCCCACTTAGATACACCCAGTAATGCTCCAACTTCTGAAGCCATACCGTATCCACTACGAACATCAAGCCACTCTTGAGATCCTTGTGGCAGGTCTTTATCTTTAATTATTTT